CACCAAACGTAGTGTGGCTCCTACACTAACCGAGATAAAGAGTTATCTCACGACTGAAGAGCTGAAAGTAAGCTTCAAAACAGTTGTTTCTTTGTTCGAGAACTTTGATAAGAATTTCAACAAGACTGAGCTGTACGAGAATACAGAAAAGTTCTTGAAAGAAAAGGCGGTATATCACACTCTTTTAGAGGTTGCTGACCAATCTGACAAAGACGTGAATACGAGTGACATACTAACAAAGTTTGAAAAGGCTTGTAACATAACATTAGCCGCAGATTTAGGTTTAGATTACCTGGATGAGATTGACAGACATATCAAAGATTTGACTACCATTGATAGTACCATATCATGTGGGTGGCCGTGGTTGGATCGTAAAATGGATGGAGGTTTTCTCGAAAATGGTCGCGCCATATATGTATTCGCCGGAGAAACCAATATAGGTAAGAGTATATTTCTGGGTAATATTGCTCGTAATATTGCAGATCAAGGTCGAACGGTTTTGTTGATCAGTTTGGAGATGAGTGAATTGGTTTACGCGAAAAGAATTACAACCAACTTGACACAGATACCGATACGTGACTTGCATCACCGAACAGATGATATTGAGAGTTGTGTCAAGCAATACAAGCAAAAAAACGGTAAAGCAAAAGTGATAGTCAAGGAATTCCCACCGAGTACAGTGACGTGTCGACATCTCAAGGGATATATCAAGAAGTTAATTGACAGAGGTGTCAAGCTTGATGCAATCGTTGTTGATTATGTAAATCTACTCAAGAGTGATGTAGGTACCAACAGTTATGAGCGTATAAAGTACGCGACTGAAGAATTACGAGCATTGAGCTATACCTTTGAGTGTCCTGTGATAACAGCAACACAGTTAAACAGGTCAGGGTATAGTGAGGTGAACCCTGGATTGGATACAGTGGGTGAGAGTTACGGTCTCGCAGCAACAGCTGATGCAATATTCAGTATATGGCGTGAGGAAGAAGACATTGAGATGGGTGTGTTGAAGTTGGGAGTGATGAAGAACAGATTCGGTGAAAATTACGGTAGTGTTATCATGGAGATTGACTACGACACGCTGACTCTCAAGGAAGCAAGTGAACAGGTGCAGAGTATAGATATGACCGATACTATAGGCACTCTAGGTATGCTGAACGACAGTTGAACATGGAAGATCACCCGATAAATATAGTAAATATGAATAAGATAGCTGTGTTTACGGACTGTGATTTAGATGGACTGGGTAGCATGCAGGTTTTCAGGTGGTTTACAGGTAAACTTGACGCACAACATGAAATTTGCTCTCAATCAAACTTCAGGAAAACCTTCACCAAGTGGTCGGTGAGAAATAACCCTAAGAAGTTTGATAAAATTTTTATAATGGATTTGGATGTTTCACAATCCAATCTAGATCTGGTTGATCATGAGAATTTTGTTATAATTGATCACCATGACACACATATTTCGAATAAAGATAAATATCTTAAAGCCACAACAATACTACAAGACTACACGAGTTGTTGTAAGTTGTTGTATCGTATATTCAGCAAGAAATATACAGATGTTAATCTGTCTGATGAACAAAAAAAGCTGGTATTACTCGTTGATGACTACGACAGCTACAAACTACAGTTAAAGGACTCATATAACCTAAATGTAATTGTGTGGAATTACGTTGGTGATAGAGCTGAACAATTCACACGTGACTTTGGTAGTGGTTTCAATGGATTCACTAAATCGCACATGAACATGATACACCTAAATAATCGGAAGGTTAATAGAATCATATCTGAACTAGAAATATACAAGGGTAAAATACCCATAAGTGGTAGTGAATATAAAATACACGCCACAATAGCGGATAAAAGCCTGAATGAAGTAGCTCATCATGTGATTAACAATCATGACTGTGATATTTGCATGGTTATGAATTTGAGAACACAGCGAGTTAGCTTCCGCAAGAACAAAGAAAGGGTACCAGAATTAGACCTGGGTAAGTTGGCTCAAGCAATCGCAGAGGGTGGAGGTCACAGAGACAGTTCCGGTGGAAAGATGACAGATCAAATAATGACACTAACCAAGATGCTACAACCAGTATGAATTCATATGTAAAAAGTTCGTTAACGAACACTGATCCAGTCGAGATGGCGTATGATAACGAATACATGCATATATTTTTGAGTTTTTGTTCGTATATATGCATCATCAAGAACAAGAAGTTGAACTTACCTAATATATTTCTCTGTATGTTAAAAGAACCACAATTACGTGAAATGTTCAAGATGTTGTGTGATGTAGAAACTGATTATGATGTATTAAAGTGCTTTTTAGACCACGACCCAACACTACACAGGTCAAAGTACATAAGAAACTACCTACAAACTAACCCAAAGTTAAACGTTAAGTGACTGATTTCGAAAAGAAGGTTTATAACACATGGTTGGCAACAACTAGATCAAAAAACAACAAACCTTTCCGGTTGAGAAAAGATTGGACATCATTTGAAGACCGTCCGGAATATTTACCACTTAAAAAACTTGCAAATATGTTCAAAAGATTCGATAATATCATAATAAATGAATGGTTCGAAGCTCCGTATGAAATATACAAACAAGATGACACTCCAAATTATGATTTGAGATTCTACACAAGTGCCAAGGCGTTCAATTGTTACAAACTACATAAAACAAAATTCAAAAACATAACATCACAAGAATTTCACAGAACACTATTTAAAAATAAACAAACAGAAAAAATAAGTTGATATAACAGACAAAACCAAATATAATAAAAATTAAGAAAATGAGTACATTCACAAAATCTATGTTCGCGAGCATCAAAGACGCTCTAACTAAAGAAGGCAGTAGCAATAAGACTGCAGATATTTTACGCACCAAGCCTGGTAACTCGTACGAGGTCCGGTTGTTGCCAAATGTCGAAGATCCAAGCAAGACATTTTATCATTATTTCAGTCATGGTTGGACCAGCTTTTCCACCGGACAATATGTAACAGCGTTGAGTCCAATGACGTGGGGTGATCGTGACCCTATTTCTGAATACCGGATGAAAATTTTCCGTAGTGGTACTGCTGAAGAGAAGGCTAAATCAGACTCAATCTTCAGGCGTGAAAATTGGTTGGTGAACGCGTATGTTGTCAACGATCCAGATGATCCTGAAAACAACGACACAGTGAAGATTTTGAGATTCGGTAAACAATTGCATAAAATAATGATGGAAGGGATTACCGGAGAGGATTCAGATCAGTTCGGAGAGAGGATCTTTGATTTGAGTGAGAATGGGTGCACGTTTCGAGTGAGATGTGAGAAACAGGGAGACTATCCTACATATGTCTCTAGTAAGTTTCTGATGCCCGCCGCGATCCCTGGAATGACTGAAACAAGAGCCAAAGAGATGTATGATAATTGCCATGTACTGGATGAGACTTTCAGATCTAAAACATATGAAGAGCTTAAACAAATGCTTGATGAACACTTTCATTGTATTGATCCATCGACGACCGAGTCTGTTGCAGCACCAGTGAGTATTTCAAAACCATCTACTGATAAAGATTTAGATGAAGAAGTACCCATGTCATTCAACAAACCTGAACAAAAGCAACAACCGGAAGTTGACAGTACTGAGGATAGTGAACTGGAGGATGACAAGGTAAAGCAATTGCTGGCAGGTTTAGACGATGTCTGATAAAACATCAGACTCGAAAGAGCAATATCACGAAAGACCAGTGGGTCGTGATGATGTAATGGCGGTAGCGAGTTTGTTGGGTCAGGTCTCCGGATCACTCAAGGAGATTGACAAGAGAAATGTTGGTGGTGCTCCACCAGCCGCGAGACTAGACCCTAAGCAGGCACTGTCTAATTTTGTTAGTGACAACACCACCGGGACCCCGATAAATACACGTAATAATGTTACGTCACCGGTGGTCCAGCAAGTGCAAAATCAACCAGTATCTACTGTGCCAGCTCCAGTCATGACTCCAACACACCCGGTAACTGTTACTCAAACTGATGATATCATTAAACTTGAAAAACGTATTCTCGCTCTAGAAAAAATAGTCGAGACATACAAAGTACCAATAAAATTTAAGCGTGGTATCAGTTACAACATTACAACGAGTAAAATATCTGGTGAGTTTAAGGATCCTGGTATAATACTCGACATAATAACTACCGAACTTGCCAAAGCAACTAAAACAATCACAATTAAACTTAATGACAAAACTAAAGATCGATAACAAGAGTGCATTGATCAATAATTTTCTCTCTCCAATCGGAAAACTGACGGAAAATACGGTAATTCGTGTCCGACCGGAAGAGTACAATGCTATAAGTACAAGCAGTGACGGTACATTAATTGTGAACTGTACTATTCCGCAAAAAAGTGAGGTGCAAGACACTATGTTCCTCAACATCCCGGATATAAACAAGTTGATAAAGGTGTTAGGTTGTATTAATGATGATGATATTGAACTAAAGTTTAACAACAACAACCTTGAATACAAATCACCTAACATGGGATTCAAATACCATCTGTTGGAGGATGGTATAATAGATCCACCATCAGTGGATATAAACAAGATCAAAAAAATCGACTTTTCGTTCAAGTTTGATGTTGATATCAGCATGATCAATCAATTGATCAAAGCTAGTACCTTCACCACAGAAACCAACAAGATATATTTCCATCTACAGGACGGAGGAGTGTGTGTGACGTTAACTGATAAACAAAGACATAACGTCGATAGCTACACACAACAGATATCAACAAACTATACAGGTGAATTGACAAAAGATCTAGCCATGAGCTTCGAGACCATCCGGATCCTGAGCACTATCCGCTTCGAGCAGCTGTCGATACATGTGAATCAGGACTTAAATGTATTTATTTTTAAAATAAACACACAAGGTAGTGAAATAATGATTGTTTCCTCTGGTTATGTTGGATAAATTATTGTAATGAAAAATAAAATACAGACTTTATCATATTTCAAAAAACGGCTCAAGGATAATGGGTATATTGTATGGGATGTGATGAACAAATACTCTCTAGAGGATCCTAGAAAATGGACCATCATGATCAATCCGAGTATTGAGTCTGTCTTTGTGACATGTGCGGTAAATCGTGAAGAATTAGGTGCACTTCCTGAGTTTGAGTTTAATGACGGTGGAATGAGATTCCAGAAAAACCTAACACTCAAGACCAGTAGTATGGAGGTTGTTATTAACATGTTAAATGATAAGTCAATAACACCAGATGATAGCCTTTATACCAAGAAAGATTAAGTAACCATGTACATGACACAATCCGACGATAAACCGCCAAAAAAGCAGCCTAGGAAAAAAAGATCATCGAAATCATCCACAAACAAGAAGGATCAGAAGAAAGAGTCTACAGAGAGTGAAGACTCTGCTAGAGATATATATAAAGAAAAGATTCGACGAGCGTTGCAAGAGAATTTAGATGAGTTTATAAAAGAAAAAAATTTAAATCAGAAGCAAATCTCGGCGATAAACTCATACATTGAAGAGCATTTGAGCTGTTTTGTGTTGTTAGGGTACACGGTGGATGGAAGCCCGGTTAGTTTGGTGAATGCACCGTCACAAAAAGATAGTGATTCATTAGGCACCTTGTTACAGAAATTTTTGAGTAAGTATATAGAGCCACCTAGTAATATTTCGATGATTTGATGAGAGTCTTAGTTTTGGGGAAAGGGTATGTCGGTACAGCACTGGCATCATGTTTAGCGCAATGCTATGAAGTGACGCATATCTCACGAGCAGATTTTGATTATACTGATAGAGCCAAGCTGTTTATACATCTAAATAAAGCACGGTATGAGTTTGTTATCAATACATGTGGTTACACTGGGAGACCCAATGTAGATGCATGTGAAGACAACATAGAGGATACTTGGTATTATAATGTTGTTGTACCGGTGAATATCCAGAAGACGTGCAAGGATGCAGGTGTTAGATTGATACATGTTTCGAGTGGATGTATATATGATGGGTATGAGAAGAGATTCACTGAGGTTGACGAACCAAACTTCGGATTACTCAATCCGAATAGTAGCTGGTACAGCAAAACCAAACATGCCTGTGAGATGATGTTAAAGGATAGAGAGGTATTTATATTCAGAATACGCATGCCATTCTGTTCAACTTGGTCAGAACGTAATGTACTAACCAAGTTAATCAAGTATGATAACATCATAGATCAGCTCAACTCATTGACAAATCTAGAAGATTTTTGTGGATATATAATGTATTTCATGGCTGATATCTTAGATGAAATGAACCCACAAACACACACCCATGGCATTTACAATGTAGTCAACCCACAACCACTCAAAACAAGCGAGATAGTGGAAGTATTGAGAGAGTATGGGCTGGGTAATCCCAAGTGGAAGCAAATTGAACTGGATGTGTTATACAGTAACACAAAAACTCAGAGATCAAACTGCGTTTTAGATGATAGTAAGATATCTTCCCTTAAATTGAAACTACCGGACACCATGCACAGTTTGAAACGGTGTGTCCAGAATATGGTTAGACATAAGGGTGAAGATTGAATCTCTAACAAGACTATTCAAGGCAAACAACCTCAAAAGAGGTATATTTGCTGTTAGGCAAGGTGAATACAAGGGGCATTTCTTTGTGTTTGTTAGTGAGACTGATGACAAGTATAACTTTCTGGTGTTACCATACAATACTACTGTAAATGTACCTAAAGACCAATTTGAACAGGGTATTGAAAACAAAATAGTTGACTATATCGAGAAACTCCCCAATAATGTACATGAAATATGTTGTGCACAGTATAATGAAGCAAAAACCAAAAGCGATATTAATAGACTCAAGCAATCTACTGCACAGAGCAGTATGGATAGCGGAGAATGTAAGAACTAACGTCAACCCGTCATATATTTTTTTGACGAGTATTAAAAAATATGTACAAATGTTTGATTGTACAAATGTTTACTCTGTGTGGGACAAGAGACTGGTCAGAGGTGTAAAGAACTACCGGCGGATGAACAAGAAAACCGAGTATAAAGGTACTCGCAATGTAGAGAAAAATGCTCATGTGTTCAGTTTTGAGGATCAAACCACAGACCTCTTGAATCACCTGGGTGTTAAAAACATGTACCCAGGTATACTTGAGGCGGATGATGTCATTTCATGGTTATGTGATGAGATACAGACTGACAAGGTTGTGGTTAGTGTTGATCAAGACATGTTGCAATTGGTAGATGAAAAGACATTTGTTTATAGTCCGATCAAAGACGTTTCGATCACACACACAAACTTCAAGGATGTTGTTGGGGTGGATCGTAGTCAATTTTTACGTTACAAATCATTGGTTGGCGACAAGTCAGATAATTTACCCGGTGTAGATCGAGTAGGTCAAAAGACAGCAATTAAATTGTTAAATGAGTGTGAAACTGATGATCAATTGGTAGAAAAATTAGGTGAAGAACGGACTCGACCATATTTCACAAACCTGAAAATGATCGACCTGCATGAAGGCCACAAACAGCACCCTGATGATGTGAGAATATATCAGGAACAATACGCAAAACACAAGCAAACCAAACCGGATTTTCAGAAGTTTGAGCAATGCTGTGAGGATATGAATATTAACAACATAACTAAAGACTTATCAGTATGGAAGCAAGCATTTTCTAATGTTAACATTAAACAAACACTGGAAGACATTGTAAATAAACTAGACTTGCATAAATAATGACATGAGCAATATATCATATGTACAACCAATAGTGATAAACTCACCATATTCCGGAGCGCCGATAAGGCCTCAGATAAGGAAACGTGAATCAGACAACAAGATCTATACAGAAGCGTATTGGATCTGTCCGGATAGTGGTCAGTTTGTGAAAAAGGGTGTAATAAGTATAGAAGATAATAACAAATAGTTGTCTATAATTAGTGCAGTTGTTATCATATAATATATGATAGTACCCGAGGAGTTTGTAGTACAAAAATTCTACCAACATGCTGGATACCCTAAGTATGTAAAATCAACAAACACATACACTGGAGGATGCCCGGTTTGTAGAGAAGGTTCAAGTTGGGGGAGAAAGAGTCGATGTTATTACATACCAAAGGACACAAAGATTTGTTGTCATAACTGTGGTTGGTATAGTAAGCCTATTGACTGGATACTAGAAGTCGAAAAATGCTCGTATAGTGAGCTAGCGCAACAGGTAGATGAGTGTGACTACTCATACGGCATGAACATCGACACCAAGACTGTAGTGAGACCACCTACCAATGACCTACCTCAAGACAGTATAAATTTATTTGATAAATCACAATTAAAATACTATTCAAATCAGGACGTAGTAATACAGTCAGCTCAGTTGATTGTGAATCGAAGGTTGAATACCGCTATCAACCGTCCAAGGTCACTATATGTGAGTTTGTCTGATCCTGTACATAAAAACAGACTGATAATACCCTTCTATGACAAGGGTAATGTGTGTTCGTTTTACCAGACACGTACAATCTTAAAGACAGACCAAGACCGACCTAAGTATCTCTCAAAACAAAACAGTGAGAAAACATTATTCAATTATGACAACGTACATGCGAGTACAGAAAATGTGTTCATAACCGAAGGTCCGATAGACTCATTCTTTATAAAGAATTCAGTCGCTGTTGCTGGTATACAAGAGAAGAGCAAACAAACATTCACTCCAGCTCAGAGAAAACAGATGGATAAATTGTTCCTTGTTCAACCTGTATGGGTGTTGGATAGCCAATGGTTGGATAATGCTAGCTTGATGAAGACAAAAACACTATTACATCAAGGTCATTGTGTGTTTCTATGGCCTAAGGATATCGGGCAGAGATTCAAGGATATAAACGACCTGTGTTTATACTTCAATATAAATCAAGTCACGGAAAAGTTTCTACTAGACAACACTTATTGTGGTCTGAAGGGTATTGTTAAATTGAAACAATTTAGATAGAATCCGCTCCGGATTCTTTTCTCTTGGCTAGTAACAGATACTGTTTGAGTGATTCTCCTAGGCTAGAAAGATCTTGAGCAAGTCTAGAAATCTTCTTACTTTCACTTCGCTGTATATCTGTTAATATACTATCACAATCTGCACTGTTTATAGCATAATTAATCGAACCATCCTCTGTACCATTGAGATAATCAATAAAATTCTCAACTTCACCTATCCATGTGGTTAGTGTTTGTATGGTACGTTGGGTTTGTTGGTGTTTCAATGCAATCTCCGGATTGTCTGGTGCGCTCATCTGCTCTATACTACCACCATCCAGTGTATTGTTAGCCGCTTCTGCCTCCCCAGCTGGGTCTTGCGTGAGTTGTGCTGTTGGGTCAAGTTCTGGAAGCTCCGGAGCTTCGGTTATTATATTAAAAAATTTCTTTTGAAAAACGTTCATGATCTATAATTATTTATGCGAATTGTATAAGTATTTATTGAACATGTCACAAGAAATAAACAAAAAACAAACTTTGTTTGAAGATCTACAAATAGGATCTAACAACTTCATGGGCACCGGCAAGGGACCAGGGCAATCTGCAATGTCACTAAAGCCAGCCAAAGTAACGTTAATGGATCTGATAAAACAAGCTAACGACTGGGAGAGTGAGATGGGTAAGGCTCCAAACCGCCTTCCATTCCCCTTGCAGGATGGCTTGAGTGATAGGTTGGGAGACCTGTTTGTGAAAACACAAGAGATTAAGAGTGAAGTTGCCGAATCGACAAAATATAGTATAATTAAAGACAATAAGAAGGCATATGAAGCAATTAAACGAATTCACAAGAAACTCACAACCATCGGAGCAGCAATCCAAGACGTCGTCGAAGACATTGACAACATTGGTGTTGGATCAAGCTCGCCCGAATATCACGCATGATACGTAGTATATTACTGTCGTTATCAGTAACGGCAGTCGTCTCGACCGTGTGTTCTACTCTAACGTATTATATTTTCGGTGTTGAATTTATCCGATCATTTGTTGTTGCGTTTTTACTTCAACTAGTTGTATTTTATCTGTGGAACAGTTTGATGCAAGTGATAATGACATCCAGAGTGGAGATAGAACGAACCAAACAGGCAGAACTATTGTCACAACAAGGTGTAGATGCTAGTTGTGCGTATTGTGGTAGTATGAATTTCATCCCCATGAGAATGGATGAAACTAACGATTTTAAGTGTCAGAGTTGTGAGAAGATGAACTCTGTATACGTTGATGTGACTATTGCACAACAAACAGAGATCTTAAACAAGAAAACTCTCTCGATAAGTGCATATAACAAAGGAGAAGATGATGCAAAATCCAGAATACAGCAAGAGAAATAAGGTGGACGAACTAGCGGTTGAAAAACCAAACTCTTCCCCTAGCGCGAGCAACCCACCGGAGAAAATGACATTCGATCAACTGTGTAAATGCATGAATAACTTTTTCGACACCAGAGATTATGAGAGTAAGCAGTCGTATCACAAGGGCTTTAGTTATGTGGTTGGTGAGGATTATAGTAATATTGATTTGTTGTGCAATCTTAACGATATAGTTTATAATTACTGTAACAACGAAAATATATCGAAAGAAGAGAAACTCAATCTAAAAAACTTAACAAAAGGAATACAACAAATAACAAAATCATTAGAGCAATACAATATCAACTCAACAATGGATAAGAGATTGATATCCACACTAATGGGATATATTTTAAAAATCACCCGCAATTACTTTCATGATAAACATTAATAAACACAAAGAAACGTTCATCGAACTCACATCACCTAAGAATAAAAAATATAAAATGTCTGAGTATGAAGTGAGTAGATGGTTCTCATTGATTGAAGCAGTCGATATAATCGACACCAAAGCTAAGCAGATGGGTGTACGGGGAGATGCTGTAAATTGGGTCAAGCCAATCGCGATTCAAAAATATATCGACGAACGAACTGAAAGTATGTTGTTTGAGATTCAAGATGATCTCTCCAAAGAGAAAAGATGCACTACATCGCCGGAACAAGAATAAGAGTCTCAGCGATCCGCCCAGGTGGACCAATACGACCAGGAATGACTAGTTCTCAAATAAGAGCATCAAGTCCAAAGAGAAGCCTATACACCAAACATCGTGAGTTATTAAAACCTGATACAGATTACACACTCACGAGAATATACAAGGATCAAGACAAAGTGGTTTATGTGTTTAACTCGAGTGATATGTCTCGAACCGAATTACAATTTGATACAATAACAGATGCAGAGAGGTTTATATCTGAATTGAGAAATGAAAACCTACCGAATTATGATGATGTTTACAAGAACATGACAGACTAGTCACCATAACCGCCATAGATATCATCATAATCACCATACACACTGTAATCGAAGATGTTTCTACCTTCCCTGTCAATATCATTGAAGAACAGCTGATCGTCCTCTAACTGTGTATCACCACTAAGACCGCCATGATATGTATCATCGGTGGGTAATTCCAAGCCAGGTTCACTAGTGATTCCTTGCTCATAACTATAATCGAACCGCTTACCCTTGATTAACCAGACATAATGACCTAGCAACGGGTTCAACTGCTCGACATCCTGATCAAGCCTGTCAGTTATTTCAAATTTCTTAGCACCTCTATTACCCGGGCGGCTGGACCCAAACTCTGTAAGTTCAATAACATCTCCGGATTTTGGTTCTGGGTTAGGGTTTTCAGCTGAACTCATGGCGAGAGTGTAACTCTCTATCGGCAAGAAACCAGTCAATTCATCATCAGCAACCAACCCAAACTTTTGCAAGACAACAGAATTTTCATTTAATGTGAGTGCCAGGATTAACTTTTTAGGGTCCTTGAATTGCTGATCTGGTGCCTCACCATACAAAGCATCAGTGTTCTCAAGATTCGTACCATTGACATAATAGTCAACAACAGTACCATATTGATATATTTGCTCTAACCACCAACCTTTATAATTGTTCCTCTCGTTCTGATTGACCTGTTTGTCTAGAAAACGAAGACAGTTGTTATTGAAGATATCTTCCAGTTCACTCATCACGCTTAAGAATGTATCGGTCTTTCAACCTGTCCCAATACACGAACATCCCCGTATTACTCAAACCCTTAGGCTTATCCTTGGGAAGCTCATCAATTGGATAATTTTTTAGTATGTGCTGTACATCGACATCTGATAGTATCTGAATGTCACTTTGTTTGCTTCTCAATAATTCAATCTTATTGTTAAGCTCACCACTATATGTGAATTCACCATCACCAGTATATCTTCCTTGATAACGTTTAGCAACCTGATGTTGGTTCATCGCATCCCCACCCCGGGCCTCCTTACGGTGCCACGGACTCTTAGCTTTGTCTTGTTTCTGTTGCTGGAGATCCTCGAACTCGTTCATCAGCTCCCAGAATTTCTGTTCATATATACACATCGTAAGTATTTATAAAAAAAGCCGTTCTAATGAACGGCTCTTTTTATGATTTGGGGGTTAAATTGTTTCTCTTATTAGTCTCCTATAGCTTTACCGTGATTCTTAACTCTGTTGCTACCAGATCCTGTGTTACCTGCGTCAGGATGATCTCTGTCACCATGTCCACCTAATGGTTTAGGGTCTGGATCTTCTTTGATGCTTCCACCATGTGCACTACCTCCAGTAGGGCTGCCTGTTTTGGAACTCTTCACCTTGTTGCTTCCAGAACCTGTGTTACCTGCGTCAGGATGATCTCTGTCACCATGTCCACCTAATGGTGTTGGGTCTGGTTGACTTACAACCGCGTCACCTAACATCTCGTCATCACTTCCAAAAGGATCACCTTCTTCTCCAGGTTCTTCACCTTCTTCACCATCACCCAATTGGTCCATAAGTGCGTCATGTAGTTTCTCAGCAAGGTCACGAGGTAAGCTTAATGTAACCTCATCGCCTCCGATTTCTAACTCTTCGTCTCCTCCAAGTTCATCCTCACCACCGAGGTCGTCACCACCCATGCTGTCTAAGTCAGCGAATGGATCGTCACCTTCCATTATTGTTGAATATAATTTATCAAAGATATTTGTAGGTTCGTCGCTCATAATTCTAGAAGTATTTATTTGCTCCTGGACCTTTTTCCCGGACTTTTTTGAGTTTTCTTTGAGTCTCTCACTTATTTTGTTCATATAGTACTGATTGTCATCAGATTCTCCCTCTGGAGTCGCGATGTTCTCTTCCATTCCTTCTGGTTTGTTGGTCTCTGGAGCCATCTTACCGGCATGTTCAGAGTCACCTAGAGCTTCCGGGCAATCACCAGATTTCCAGACCTTGTTGTCCGCGTTCTCTGCGATTAAACCGTATGCTTGTTCAATTCCGTGTATATCTCGTGTATCATTCACATAAATACTTATGATCAATGACCACAAAATCTAAAAAACCGGAGAAAAAACAAGATGTTGACCCAAAACACATGTACATGGGGAATCGCAACTTGCCTACCAACAAGGCTGAGTTTGAGTGGACCGCTAAGATGGTCACCGACCTCAAGAAGTGTCAGAAAAACTTGCTATACTTCGCTGAAAACTTTTTCACAATAATAAATCTTGATCGTGGTCGTGAGAGGATAACACTCTTTAAGTGTCAGAAGAAGGTTCTTCGCGCTCTGAGAGATAATCGCTTTAATATAGTGTTAGCATCACGACAGGTGGGTAAGACGACCATGATGACGATATACACATTATGGGTGGCATGTTTCAGTGAAGATCAGCGTATACTGGTTGTAGCCAACAAAGAACAGACCGCCATAAACATATTCAAACGAATCCGGTTGGCATATGAGCAATTACCCAACTGGCTCAAGCCCGGGGTGGTTGAATATGGTAAGACGAGCATGACGTTGACGAACGGTAGTAGTATTGGTATCAGTACCACCAGTAGTGATGCAGGTCGAGGTGACAGTTGTAATTGTTTGGTGCTAGATGAGCTTGCGTTCATCGACAATCATCTGGTCGAGAGTTTCTGGAAATCGGTATATCCAATCATCTCATCAAGTAAAAAGAGTAAGATATTCATTGCGAGTACCCCGAATGGTACTGGAAACTTGTTTCATGAACTGTATAGTAATGCGATTCGTGGTAAAAACAACTGGAAGGCCAGTAGAATTGATTGGTGGGAGATACCAGGCAGAGATGATAAGTGGAAACAAGACACCATACAATCGCTGGGAAGTACAGATATATTTGATCAGGAGTTCGGGTGTCAATTTATAGAGACAGGTGAAAGTGTGCTGGATGAGGAGCTGGTACGTAAATGTTCATTGACTTTATCAGAACCAGAGCATCTATTTGAGGATGGTCACTATAAAGTATGGAAATTACCGGATTCAACTCGTAGTTATGCGGTAGGTGTGGATATATCTGAAGGTGTTGGTGAGGCTGCTAGTGTAATACAGGTCATTGATATAACAGATTTGACAGAAGTGGAGCAAGTGGCAGTTTATCATAATGACAGCATAAGTCCATACAACTTTACAACCAAATTACTAGAAATACTACAACAATGGGGTGAACCACCAGCTTTGATCGAGAGAAACAATTGTGGTGCACAGGTAGTCGATACCCTTAAAAATGTACACGGTTATGAGAATATAGTCAATTACACACCCAGTAAAAATCAACCTATTGAACGACCTGGAGTCATTGCACACACCAACACCAAGTATAAAGGTGTTGTTAACATGAAGTACTGGTTGAGTGAGGTGTATTCTGTGGTGTTGAGAGACACCAAAACACTAGATGAACTCAAAACTTTTGTAAGGTACCCTAATGGTACATGGAAGGCAGTCAAAGGATCAAGTATACATGATGATCGGGTGATGAGTTTGATTTGGGCACTCATGATACTAGAAACATCCATAACGGAGCAATTTTTTGAGGTGGTTGAGTTTGATAAAAACAACAAGCCGGCAGTTTTATCACGATTGGATTATGGTATCAGAAATTTCAGCGATACACTTGGTTTGTATGGTAATGAGCGGGATAAAGACAGATACAGTGCGATGCCCATCTATATAGATAGTGAGACAATGGGTGGATCCGAGATAGATTATGTGGATAGAGACATACAAGAATTAGAATCACAAGGATGGAATTTATTATGAGTGAATTGATACAACAATCCGTTTTAAATAAGAGCCGCAAGGATAAATTTGCTTTTGTGTTGACCATGCCGGAAGCCATGAAAGATATCACTTACACCTCTACAGATAACCGAGATGATGACCATGTCATCCCAGACACATTGCAGTTTAGTGTGTATGGAGCATTGCTACCTGCAGTTAGAGTTGATAGTGGTAATATTAGATATGGTGGACAAACAATGAAGTTCAGTGCACATTCTCGACCTGAGTATAGTAACATTCGAGTGATGTTCACTGTGGACAATCGATTCAACAACTATTGGGTGATATGGAAGTGGTTGGATATAATGAATGACGATGATCAAGGTGTTTTCATGAAGAGTAAAAACTTAACAACTAAGGATTCAATCTTCAAACAATATCAAGGTACCGCTACAATGTATGCTCTAGATGAGTATAACAAGAAGGTGGCTAGATTCGATTATCTCGGAGTGTTACCGGTCAGTTTAGGTGAGATCGATTACAATTATAGATCAGCAGAAGAGATAGAAACCACGTTTGAATTCTCTTTTTCAAAGCTCACTCCAACTTTGTTATAGAAATTTAACAAAACCTGGTCAAAGATCCATAAATAATTTCAGAAGGTAACAATTATGGCACGAACAATACAATCACCAGGAGTAGAGGTCAAGGAAGTAGATCTTTCTTTGCGCCCACAATTACCCACCGGAACCACGGTATTCATACCTGGTTTCGCTAACCAAGGACCGACAGACGAGTTGCTGACACTCAGCAGCTTGAGCGAGTTTGAGCAAGTCTATGGACTTCCCCAAAACGCAGCTGAGAGGTACATGTACCACACAGTGAAGGCGGTGTTTCAGAGCCCAGCTAATGTGTTGGTATCAAGACTACCATATGGTACAGGAGCAGGTGCCACAGTAGCTGATAAATACAGTGTTCAAGTATATCCAGTCATACCTCGACCAATACCAGTTGATGTTACAGACGACAGCTTAGCAACAATAGCTGCTGATACAAGACAGATCGCCTGGTTCCCAACAGATTTAAGAACTGTTGACGGTGGTGGAGACTATGTTGTTGCATTAGGATCAACTTTCACAGGAACACTTGGTGTTTCTGCACCTGGTGCACCAGTCTTAGATTCGGTATACACACTCCAATCTGATGTATCTGGAGCATCGACAAACACAACACTTATTGGTGATGGTGTTAAATCTGTTGATGAGCTTGTTTCAGAATTGAGCTTTAATGCATCATTAACTGGTGAAGGTTCATACATTTTAAATGATGGTGCAGAGATTGCACTAACAGGAGGTCAAGATGAGAGTCTTAGCACCAAGGTTGTACCGGTAGGAGAGTGGATTTTCAGTGAAACACAACCAGAAGGTGATTACACAGCAACAACACTCAAGGATGCTGTTGATAGTGTATTGGCTGGAATGAACGACGATTCACTTTTCGGTGTTGCTTTGAGTTCATACTCACAAGATGACATGTTCTGGACAGAATCAGAAGCTGGTGACCCTCTGAGTGTACCGGCTCTCGATTCATACAAAATACCTGAAATAGCTGATTTAATTGCAGAAGCAGTTAACGGTGTTGGATGGGATCTTGCTGCTAGTGATCGCTACTACTTAGGTGAACCTAGTAACATTGAGCTGGACAATGACAATTTTCAAAAGACCATCAAGGGTGAGGTAAAGTTGAAAGAAACTGAAGCTGGAAAGCTCAGCAACCAGAAGTTCACATCATATAATGATTTGTTAACCAAAGGTGGTGCAGGACTTATCATTGTTAATGACAAGAAGTTTGTTATCAATGAAAAATTCGAAGGATATTACATCGGTTTAAGTGACAATACAAATCTGAATCCTGCGAGTGATTTTGATAGTGTTGGTAGATTGAAGTCACTCAGTAAGAAGCTGGGTGGAACCACTGGTGGGTATGTTGATGTACCAGATGAACAAGATGGTACACGCAGCCGATTGACCTTCTCATTGAGTGCTGGATTTTTGTTTGACCAATATGGAAACAAACAACAAGTCGGGTTGGATGGTAGTATGAGTGAAGTTATCGAAAACCTTAGTGAATTTGACTTGAATACAGAAGAGTTTAGTGATGTGTTGACAATGGCAGTGTTCAAGGTCAGACAATCCACACTGGAGCCTGATGCTACAAAGCTTGATTATATGGTAGCAGACAGCGTAATTGGTAGTGTTAATTACTTCCGGGAAAGATTCCTCTCAACTGGTGGTACAGCTGTATCATATTACATCGAGGGTGAAGCTGAGAACAGCAACAGCTTGTACTTGAAGATGAATGAGGGTATATCAAAAACCGCCGGAAATTGGCTTGACGAAAACGGATTTCCAACAAGAAAAATCCGTGTTTTACCATCAAAAGATGTTCGTTATTTTGAAGAACTTGAAGAATCTGAAAAGACCGCACGCGCTGGTGAAACGGAGAATGAAAAACGTGAAGTTAATGATTTCAAAGTATCACAAGGTTTCTTGAACGGGCGTGAAGAACAAGAAGATAGACTATATATCAAATCATGGCAGTCCATGCAAAGAACCGGTGATGCTCAGATCAAGCATGCTAATAACGTATACCCACATGGTGTGTATCGTAAGCAAGCTGCTGAAGCCAAAGAAACTGGTAATATACCGGCTAAACTAGACCGGATTTTCGAACTGGCAGACAACTTTGACCTGTTCCCAATAGACATCACTGTAGAAGGTGGCTTAGGTACCGTATACGTTGGGTCTGATGGAGGAACAAAGGGTTACTTTGATGATGAAGAGTTCTTTCCGATCGGTGATCATGTTGTGAGTAGCACAGGTTTGAGTGGTAGTGGTTTATATCAAACCAAAATCATCGACAATCGTAGTGAGATTAGCTTCTTGACAAATTACGACACAATTTTTGATACATTCAAGAGTTTCAGTCAGTTTGCACGTAAGGACAATATCTTTATTGCCGACCCGTTGAGATACATATTTGTACAAGGTAGAAACAGTAAAACACTCACAAGTAAGCAACGTGAAGCTGGTGTTAACTTTTCACAACACGTGTATTGGCCGTTAAGACACATGATGACTGGTGGTACAAAGAACAGTAGTTACTGTTCCACATACGCTAACTGGGGATTCACTAATGATAAGGCTCAAAATCGAGGAGTGTGGGTACCAATGAGTGGATTTGCTGCAGCTGCGATGGCCAACACGGATAGTAACTTCTACCCATGGATAGCTCCAGCGGGATTCACAAGAGGTTTAGTAAGTGGAGTACAGGATCTAGCATTTTATCCAAAACAAAAAGAACGTGACCAATTATACAAGATTGGCCTCAATCCAATTGCAAACTTTCCTAACGAAGGTTTTGCGATCTTTGGTCAGAAAACAATGCAATCTAAACCAAGCGCATTCGATAGAATCAACGTTAGAAGATTGTTCTTATACTTGCAAAAAGCTGTGATGAACACAGTCAAGTTCTTTGTTTTTGAACCGAACACACTATTCACCAGAACACAGGTGATAAACGTATTGAGACCAATATTTGAAGAGGTGAAAAACACGCAAGGTATGTACGACTACTTGTTAGTATGTGACGAGCGTAATAACTCACCTGATGTTATCGATCGCAACGAGCTTGTTGTTGATATATACATTAAGCCTACCAGAGCTGCAGAATTCATACTTGTGAACTTCTATGCAACACGAACTGGTCAAGACTTCAGTGAATTGGTATCATAAGACTAAATAATTAGGAGGAACAATTTATGCCAGATGTAAGACAAACAATATCAGATTTCTATAGAGTAGCACAAGAACGTGACTTCAGTCGTGATTTCCAGTTCCGTGTTCTCAACATTCAAAACGGTGATGGAAGCGTAACTATAACAGAGGATGACCTAGTATATGCCAAAGGTGGTAGTATACCCGGTAGAACAATCAGCACAACCGACATACCCTTCATGGGCTTGAACTTCAAGGTACCTGGTGGGGCGTCATATACTGGTGAGTATGAATTGACATTCTACAGTGACAGAGTTGATAGTTTAAGATCGTTGCTGCTTAACTGGACAAGAGACACATTTGATGACGCTACTAGTACTGGTAATTACTTCATCGCTAGGGAGACATCTATTGTTGACCTGGTACAATTAGACACACAATTGAACAGAGTAAGTCAATACACACTAGTAGGTGCATTTCCAACTAGTGTCGGTGACGTGAGTTATGATCCTGCTGGAACTGGTGCACCTG